CAGCAGCGTAAAGAACCCACCTTAGGGCTGTTGTCGTCTACGGTATAGGCGTCCGAGAGATTTCACTGGCATTCGTTAATTGCCGCTGGATAAAGTAACCAGCACTGTCTTGCTTTCGAGGAGACAATTTTTATCACTTACTCGCTTAATAGGAGAAACTCAAATGACGAAATCATTCGTACCTGCATTCTTTAGCCAAGACCTTTTCAAAGACTTCGACAAAGTGTTTGTCGGTTTCGATGACCAATTCAAACGCATGCAAGCATTGCATGATGACTTGACTAAAGACATCCCAAACTACCCACCATTCAATGTCCGTAAAGACGGTAACACTTACACAATCGAGATTGCTGTAGCTGGTTTCGCCACAAACGAAATCGACGTAACAATCGACGGTGGTAAGCTAATCGTTAAAGGCAATACTCAGTCTACTGATGTAGATGAGACTGCTGACTATTTGTTCAAAGGTATCGCCAACCGTGCGTTCACTCGTGCATGGGCTATCGGTGATTCTTATGAAGTTAAGGACGCTGAGTTGTTCAATGGCATCTTGAAGATCGCTTTGGACAAATTGGTACCAGAAGAGCAAAAAGCTAAGAAGGTTCCAGTTAAGGCTGGTAAAGGCAAGCAACTTCTAAACGAAGGTGAATAATGTTACAAGCACTAAAACAATTCTTTGTTTATGTGTTCCGTGATAGATCCCAAACTTTAGAAGAATACATTTTAGCTCATGACCCTCAGACACCAATGCATGTCGAACAACTCGAACGACAGTATTATGCGAGAGCGTTAAGAAACAAAATGGCTTAAAAGAATGGGGACGCAAGTCCCCATCATCAATTATGATTCCAAGAAAATTAACTCAAATAGATCAAGACAAACTTGTTGCGCATTTAACATCGCTACAGGGAGAAGATCGTCGCCTACGTTTTGGTGCGATGGTTTCTGATAACTTTATAGAGAACTACATCCACTCTTCATTCAATGACGAGTCAAAGTGGTTTGGTTGTGAAGATGTTGATGGTAATATTATTGCTGCTTGTCACGCAGCAGTTAAAGATTCTGATGCCGAACTTGGTTGTTCTGTAGATAAACAATATCGTGGTAATGGATTAGCTCAAGAGATGTTCGATCGTGCAGTAACTTGGTTACGCACTCAAGGCATCAAGGAAGTGTTTATGCACTGCTTGACTGAGAACAAAGCCATGCGTCATATCGCCAGCAAGAATGAGATGACGATCGTTAGTGAGTATGGTGAGTCCGATGCTACAGTCGGCATCCAACCAGCAACCACAGCGACAGTGATGAAAGACGCATATTTAGATAGAATGGCAGTTTATGATATGATCATAAAAACAAATTATAATGCTTTCGACTTCTACTGGAGACGTAATCGTACCTAAATATTAGGTATGAAAGCAAGACTATCACCCAACCTTATCTCGTTCGTCACCGTCCGACGTGGCGATTGGATACTCAAGGTATCTGTTTATAAGAACAAACAGATTATGGTAGTCGCACAACACTGCTTCGATATGGAAACTACTCACATAAAGTTTTTCCAAGACCAAAACGCAGCAGCAGATTTTATTGAACAACTTGTTATAGAGGAATGAAATGATTAAAGTATTTAAATTGATTAATGGTGAAGAACTTATTGCTGATGTATCCTCATCTTCTGATAGTGGTTATCATTTAGACAACGCAGCTAATATCGTATTACAACCAACAGACTCTGGCATTAGCGTAGGACTGGCACCATACATGCCATACGTTGATGGTAAAATCTATCTGAATAAGTCAGCAATTGCATCAGAAGGTGAACCAGCAGTAGAAATGCGAAATGAGTATAGCTCTCGTTTCGGTACAGGAATCCAGATCGCTAACGTGATGCCTTAATCATGCAAGGCGATCTTGCAAAATCCATACTAGAAAAGTATGGTGGAAATTTAGAACGTCTAAATGTCCATACACATATGGGATGTAACCTAACTTGCTCTGGTTGCTCTCATCACTCAGAGTTTGTTGATGTCTCCGAATCTGTAGACATTGAACAGCTTATCAAAGACTTAGAAATCCTTCTAGAAAAAACTGAGATAAGAACATTCCACATTCTTGGTGGAGAGCCATTGCTCAACCCCAAAGGCACTAAAGCTGTATGTGAGTATCTTATCTCAAAGGGTAAGAAGGTTAAGTTGTTGACCAATGGTTTCTATGTTAATAAGCATGACGATTGGTTGCTTGATTTAGTTGAACGTGGAATGACTTTAAAAATATCAGTCCACGTTGGTCCAGGTGATAAGAGTAGAGACAATCTTGCTGAGAAGGTTTTAGATTTTTATAAGAAAGCTATAGCCAAAAATATTAAGTTCATGCGAAGAAACACTTTGTATGAAGATCAAGACTTTGGATGGATTGAGATCTCCAATGAATGGCAACGTAAGAAAGAGATCTGGGGGCATATCATCAAGTATGAAGGTGATAAAGTCTATCCATTTAACTCTGACAAAGACAAAGCATTCAAGATCTGCGAGACTAATTGCCCTCAGTTGTATAAGGGTAAATTATATAAGTGTTCTCATACAGCGTACCTTTCAGATATGCTAGCTATTAAAGAACAGCTAGATGATCCAGAGTGGGCTCCATATTTAAAATATGATGGTGTAGATATTAATGATAACTCTGCTGTAGAAGAATTCTTGCAGACTGTTTACACTGCTGAAGATGTATGTTCATCTTGTCCTGAGACAAAACAGTACATTACAATGAATCAAGACATTTCTATTAAAAAGAAAGTTATCCCAATTAAACATCTTTGATATGAAAAATGTTCTGTTCCTGCATATCCCAAAAACAGCTGGGACATCCATTCGTACGGCACTTGTAGATTCTCCTGATCACAATTTTCCTATTGAGTGGATGGTATCTCATCTAACTCATGCACAGTTAGAGGCGAGATGTAGGTTCCATAACTTCACACCAGACTACTCATTCACGTTCGTGCGCAACCCATACGATAGAGCAGTCAGTACATATTTCCATTTACAGAAACATATCAAGCCACCGCATTTTATGCGAAGAAAGTCTATTGAGTTTTATCAGAAATTTCTAAGTTTAGACTTCAAAGAGTGGTTAAAGTTCTTTCACTTTAACACATTCGAGTTAGCCAACTATCTTACGGTGTCACACCACTTTCTTCTTCAGAGCAGTTACTTGGATTCTAAATCTGATATTAGAATTTTCAAGATGGAAGATATGGAAACATTCCAACGTGAGACTGGTATTGTAGTTCCACAAGAACGTGTCAATCCAGATAGAAAACCAACTGAAGAAATGTATGATGATGAAAGCCGAGAGATGGTAAGAACTTATTTTAAACAAGATTTTGAAATGTTTGGATACGAACAATGATACACATTTGTACTCTCAAGTATGGTACCAAGTACCCATCAAAGAATGTGAATCGTTTATACAATAGCATCAAACACATTCCAGATATTCGATTCATTTGTATGACTGAGGATGCTTCTGGATTAGACGAAAATATTGTAGTCATACCTATTGGTGAGGATCCTCTTTTAAAAAGACAGTGGAACAAACTTCGTTTCTTCGATCCAAACTTTATTGGTGCTTCTTCTGATGATGAAGTTATCATTATGGATATTGATCAAGTGTTCATCGGAGATCCAGAGAAACTTATCAAGTACCCAGTCAATACTGGCGAACAGTTATATGCATTCAGATGGTGGACGAATCAGATCGGCACACCTATTAACTCTGGTGTATCAAAGTTCAAAGCAGATGGATCCAACCTCCATGTGCTACAGAAATTCTTAGAACGTCCAAGCTACTGGATGATGCATTATCATCTAGGTTCTAAAAGTGGTTTGTATAAAGAGAAGTTCCCACCATTCTTTGGTGAGCAGAGATTCATCTGGCAAAACCTTCAGAAGACTCATGACATAGTATTCTGGCCAAAAGAGTATATCGTTAAGTATGATTCTTCTTTAGGATTTATGGATAAGATGGCTGACTTATATCGAGACAGAGTCGGTGGTGAACTTATTGTTGGTGATAAGCTAAACCCAAGATCTGTTCTTGTTCACTTTGCTGGACCAAACAATGACTACGTTGATGATACCTTTATCTGTTTACCGAAAGACTATAGCAAAGTAGTCATTGATTCTGAAACATACAAACAACAGATTGGTGGTAAGGCAGAACGATGGGATAAACGAGGACAGTTCCAACTTCAACTTCTTATCGATAATGGATTAAAACCAGAACACAAACTGGTTGATGTTGGTTGTGGTCCATTAAGAGCAGGTGAACATCTGATCTCTTACTTGAACGAATCGAACTACACAGGCGTTGATTTTAACGACAGCTTCATCAAAGTTGCAAAAGAGCTAACCGAAGGTTCTGAAAAGAATCCAACTCTATATGTCGTGAAAGATTTTCAGTTCGAAGGTAAGTTCGACTACATCCTGCTCTTTTCCGTTCTGAACCACTGCACCTCAGAAGATCGCCTGAAGTTCTTTACGAATGTCCGAGCAAACCTAAAAGAAGGCTCTAAAATCGTCATCTCGCATGCTTGGTGGCTTACCGAAGACCTGTACCCTAAGATCGGTCTAAGACCCTCTAAAAGCCTCTCTAAAGGTTCCTACGACCTCCCAGAGTGGGGGTTCCAGCCCCTGAATGACGTGTTCCCTATACACGTCCTAGAAGCCTTCTAAAATCCCTTATAAATCAACAACTTACAATCCCCTCAGGATTGTAGGGTTATTGCATTTAGTTGTTG